GTCTGATCCACCAATCGGCGGTGGATCTTGCAGCGTGAATACCATGTCTCCGCCGCACTCATTCGGGATTGCTGCGGGCGTCACGAAGTCCGGGCTGACCACCTGGCAGTTTCCCGCCGCATCTTTCACGAGTTGGATGTATCTAGATCCATTCGACCACTGCCCCAGTATTGCATCCCACGTTAACTGGGTCTTTGAGAGACTGCCGGCCGATGATGAAATCACACATAGCGACGGGCAGACACAGCGGCATGTGCCGCAGGTGTACTCAAAGCAAGCACACGGGCGGCTTGATATCTCAATCCACTCACCGTCGGCCGCAGTCGCCGATAATATCATCCCGAATGAACACTGCTCAGGATCAATATCTATCAACGCATCTTTCAGTGACGGGGCAGTTATCCCCGACAAGCTAATCTTGCACTCACCGTCGATTTCCAGCGGCTCGAATGACTGCGGGTTTACTGGGATGTTCTCCACCCATTTCTCGCCTGACCATCTGTATTCGCTGAACGTGTAAGGTCCATCACCAGACGCACTGTTGCGTCGCACACACAATACCGGAAACAGTTCGGTACACGCCCCGCAGTTATATGCGATTGGTCCAGCCTGGCCTTCCGGCCAGATACTCACGAATGGCACTTTTGCCAACGTGTAAGGTTGCGTGGTCAGCGAGCCTAAGCAACTGATCAATGCCCCGCTGCGATCAGTCGATGGCACGTCAACGCCCGGAATCACAATCGTTGGCGGTGCGAGGCAGTTGATCTCGCCGTGGTGGTCTACGGGCCACTCTTCATTGATTCCCAGTGTGGGAACTTCGAGTTTCCACGAACACTCCGCGACTTTGTAAAGTGCATCCCCGACAAGTGGCGTGCCAACCGAAATGAGAACCAATCCAACGCCGTTAAACACGCCCCGGTAGTCCGATCGCTCGCCCAGGTTGTGACGGTCGTGCGTGTCCTCCATAAATATACGAACGTGTTTCGCTTTGCAGTTGAACGCACCCGTCTGTCCACCGTCCGGCGTGAACATTAGACAGATGTATTTCGGGATGGATCGGCAGCAGTTCGCCGCACAGATGTTCTGGTGAGCCTGACGACACGGGTCGGTGCAGCAGCAGTGATCACTGACGCTACCATCTTCCCCGTAACTGCTGCAGTCCTCGTGGATGCCACGGCAGATCGGTGACCGGGCGTAGGCGTCTGGCCCGTGCGTCCATGCGTTTGATGGACGTGTTAAATCGCCATGGCCGAAAACGGACCAACTCACGGCACCACCGGCACAGCAGGCTCTGCACAAGCCGCCTGGAAGACCACCCACGCACACGGGCCGGGATTACCGAACGCTGGACCAGTGACCGGCTGGAACTCCATCCAGTGTGCCCAGAAAACCGTGTTGGACAATAACTCAGGAGGCAGATGAAACCACGTCTCCTGATTCCACACGTTGACCACATCGCCGACAGCCACCTCACTCGTTTCGCATGAGACCATAATCACGGTCGACTGGCTGCAGTCACACGAGAACCCGATCCCCGGACACGGCGAATCGCGGAGCGGCAGGATTTTAATGATTGGCCCGCCGCCGCCCTTGCCGCCTTTTTTATGCCAGCGTGCGGCACCGCCAGTATTAGGTCGGGCACGGCTTAGGCCCTCACGGATATCCCGCTTAACCTGCTCATTGAATTCCGGTGATAATGACCTGTCAGCCATTTAGCTAATCCCCGGCAAGCTAGTTAAATCTGATTCCACATACACCTGATAGTTGTGGTAAAACGCCGTGGATGTTGAAGGATTGTCAAGAACACCACCCTGTCCATCGAGTAGAACCGGCGTCGTGACTTCTTGCCCATCGGCTTCGTTTACGATCTGCACTGGCTCGCCATATTCCAGTTCGCGGAATCCCACATCCAGCGGTTCTGCTCGCCATCCAGTTTCGTGAATATGGACCTCAAACGAAATGTTATAGAAGTCTACATTGCCACGTCGCTGTCGCTCGCCGATTGCCAGTCGTGACATACGGGCACGTCTGATTGGAATGAATAGGCCGCCGATTGTAATCGCAGTTGAGTTAACATTGTTCTGTTTCTGCAACACCCACGCAGGCACTTCGCGGACGTTCTTTTTGATCTTCGCAATTAAGTGTACATTGTCTCTAGTCACTAGGGGGTCGACGAAGTAGTCGCCCGCCGAATTGGTTATCGAGTTACCGTAAACATCCTTATAGATTGACTCCTGGTAAATTTCGGAGTCCCACGACACCCTCACCTCGTCGTCTTCAGGGTCTTCGGCAAGTCGTTGCTCTGTTGTCCATGTGGCGGTTGCTGTCCACCAGTTTTTACCGCCGACACAGTCGATATCCAGTTGCGTGCAAAACGCCTCAGCGTCTTCTGCGTGAGCGTCTCCGATGCTCGGAAGATTCGCATCATTACCCACATTAGACGCTGTGTCGGTGTCGCTGTTTGTTTCCAGTTTGTACGTCACCGAGTATGCGCGGATGCCTTTATTATTCGACGCTGACCGAGACTCAGCATGTGTTCCAGCGAATGTAACCGCCATTAAACCGGCCCTTGTGGATGAAGTTCGGCGTATCGTTCTTCCCGCCGCAGTTGGTCACCGAAGTATTTCAACATCATTGTTTGGCGTTTCAGTTCTATAACTTCAGGGCTTTTGTCTCGCCCGCCCATAGCCTTCAACACCGCCTGAATAGACTCCTTCGATCCACGTTGCATCGCACCAAGCTCACTTGGTTCTTTGCCGGTCTTTCCCTTTCCTCGTTCAGCGAACTGTTCGGCAACTGGTTCACCAAGACCGGGCGGTGCCTTATCAGGCACAAACGATCTGTACCGCTCCAGTGAATCCTTTATTTCTTTGTCCATCTCCGTGACAGCCTGGCCTGCGGTTGTCCTGATGCCGTCCTCTAATTGCTCCTCAAGCACAGACTTTCCTCGCGGTGCTACGTCTGGGAGTGAATCTGGCCCGTATTTCTTTTTAATTTCCTCAAAGCCTCTATCTAGACTCACAAACATAGGGTCCCACCCATGCTTACCCCATGTCTTAATGTTCTGCCAAACTTGATTTAGGAACTCACCGATATTAGCGCCGAGGTTTACGATTGTCTGCATCGTCAGCAATCCCGCCGTAACAAACACGTTTAGCCAGTTGTCTCCAAACCAACTCAGGTACGCCGGAAGTTTTACTGTAAAAGCATGTTCGATATCTAAGATCCACTTTTCAACCTCCAGCGCGACAGCAAGCACGGCTAGTTGGCCCCATGTGCGCCAGTTGGTGAATACAGACCTAATCACAGCCATTGCCACAATAAAGCCCTCAATGATCTGCGTGGTGCTCAGGTCAGCCGCTCCCGTGAAGATCCATATCGTGGCAGCGGCGTCGCTGAACACCTGAATAACCGCCGAACCCATAGACTGGAATGTTTCGATCATCATCTGGATGACTGGCAGGTTCGACCGGATAGCCTCTCGCATCGCGATGGCACGGTCCTTCATTGACTGCAGGAACCCTGTTAGGCCGAGCGTCTCTGAAAGAACCTCACCGAAGTCCCGGAGCATCAGTCCGACTGCATCCTTGGCTTGGTTAAACGCACCTGTGAGTGTATTGGCCTGCCGCGCCAGCATGTTGTTGCTGCCGAGCAGTTGCAGCGCTTTCATGACGTGCTGAATGCCAACCTCACCGGCAGTCACCATCTCGGTGACCTTCTCGCCGGCGTCGACCCCTTTCAGTCCAAACACGTCGCCCAGCGCTCCAGTCAGGTTAATCCCTCGGGTTGTAAACTGACGGAGGTCGCGAGCAAGGAGCTTGCCTTCAGTGCGTGACGTTTGAAGCAGAAATGCCATGTCCTGCAACGAGACGTTATCCATCCCGGAGGAAATATTCCCGAGGGTAACAATCAGGTCTTTGATGTTGCGAGGATCAAAGCTGATCAGTAACTGCTTCGCCGCCTGTGTTGTTTCAGCAATCGTTAGTGCCGTGCTTTGTGCGAGGTCTTCCATCTCCTTGAAGAGTGCGTTGCCGATGTCTTTATTCCCAGCCAGCACTTCAAATGAGATTCGCATCTGCTCAGTGTGGGCCGCCATCATTATTGCCTTGCCCGCCATCGCCGCCAGCCCCAGACCAATTCCAGCCACCAAACCTTTCGTAACGCTCAGGGTGCGATTGAGGTTCATAAAACTGGAGTTCAATCCCCCACCACCTCGCAGCAGGCCCGTTCGGCCGGCACCTTTACCGAGTGTCGTTAGTCGTGCCGATGCGCTTGTCAGGCCGCGAGTAAACGCTGTGGCGTTCAGCCCGAGATTGACGACTAAGTCGCTGCCTGCCATTAGTCGCCCTTTTCGTTTTAATGCACCACATGAAAGTCGTCTTGTGAAAGGTCGTCATCGACCTTCACCCACGGAGTAAAGTCTTGTTCTGTGAGATTCGCCCCGGCAAACCTTGCCAGAATCATCCCGATCATCCCCAGAATGACACGGGTCTTTTCTTCTCCGATTGGTTCGATTACATCCTTCGCGCACCACTCGTTGAATTGGGCGGTGCTCATGTGCTCCAACATGCTGTCTACGTCCACAGTGTGTTCGACGTATTCGGCAAGACGCAACGCCACTAACCGTCTGGGGTTTCCTCGGAGTTTTTTACCGCGTTTTCCAGTTCGTCTTTTGTCATCCCTGACAATCTTTGTGCGACATTGACGATTCGCTCAATAACAGAACATGACTGTTTGCCGAGTTGAACCACATCATCCTGCGTAAACAGTCGCTGGCCGTCCTCGGTGCGGCAGCAAGCCACCACGATTCGCTCGCGACCTTCAGCGATGCGTTTCTTCATTGGCTCGCCTTTTCGGGAAACGAACTGCTGGTCGAACTCTGATCGTTCTTTCGCAGTCATCCCTGTGACAATGACAGAAACACCTTCACCAAGTTCCGGTAATTCAACAACCTCTTTCGGTCGCTCTACCGGCGTAAGCAGCATGTCTCTTGTCACATAGGTAACAGTCACTCATCTTCTCCTTCGTTGTTATCTTCATCGTCATCAGGGGACAGACTGTCTGCCTCCAGTTCTAATAGTTCATCCATTGCCTGGCGAGCAGCTTGAAGTTGTGGTTTCGTTTTGGAAGCCACTCTCTCTCTACACTCGTCATCGGCAGCCGTTGCATTACCCATCAGCACCTGCCAAAAGGCTTCCGGGTGTTCAATCACCGTCCCTGCCTCGATGACTCGCACGCCATCTTCGTTCACGGTCACCCACTCTTCAGGGGCCTCCTCACCAGGGGTCATGTCCCGAATGTATTTTGCCTTCATCATGTCGCCTTATGCAAAGGATGGAATGCCTGTAATCTCAAACGACAGTGTTGACTTGATGCCGTCGTCCATCGCTACCGTGACACCCTGATCGATACCACTCGACGTGAATGTATCCACCTTTGAGTCGGTGTACGTGATTGTGTGAACAATCTCCACCGGCGTGGTGATTGAGGTTTGGTAGAAGATGTGTCCTGCCAGAGAGGGGTCGTGAAACAACTCCAGGTCGACTGTGCCGCCCGCACTGAATCCCGTCAGCCCCATCGTCTTCCCAACGCCACCGTCAATGGTGGTCGAGTCGTAAGTCTCACTCTTGAACCCACTCCTTGAAAGGCTTGTGATCTGTGCCACGGCGGTTAGTGTCGACGCGATCGTGGTCTTAAAAATCGTGCCCTTGCCTACGAGTTTTGCCATGCCGTTTTCTCCTTAGCGTTAGTAGTTACCTGTCGATTAAGTGTCCTGGAAGAAGATGTCGACCAGTAACGTGACTGTGTGGGTGCCCCTGTCGGACGCATCCTTGGGTGGGTCGTAGTCTGATATTTCCTGCTTTAAGTTGACCGCGTCAATTGTGTATGTCCCGGCCGCTCCCGTGTAGTCTTCGATGAAGTCTCTTACGGCCTTTCCCAGAGTCTCTGATTCTGTTGACAGGTCCGACTGGCAATCAATCGCAAATGAAACCCGCCGCAGATCGCCGGTGCCGTCCAGTGACTCAAACTCTTCTGTATCCTGCAACTCCAAGACGATATACGGAACGTCCGCCGTCTGCGGCGCTTTCGTGATATACACCCTCGAAGTGATCGTCGAAATCGTCAGTTCACTTTTTAATAGTGATGTGAGTCCCGACTTCATGTCGCTCTCCTCCACAGCCTTCGTATTCCAACCTTTACTCTCTGCCTGATAGCTCCCTCTGCCCTAGACCTCACTGCTGTCGCTGCTCGCTGAATAATTCGGGGTGTACGCATTCTGCCAGTTCTAATTCCCGTTGTTGTTTGCCGCTGCGCCGTTCCGATTA